TAGCAAGCTATTGCCGGCAACTAAATGCCAATTTAACGTCTTCCGACGTTGGATTTGTGTCTTAGTGTCCAATAGTAAACTATTATCGACTAAGCCCCAACCATGGTCTTCTTATTCGTAAGATGAGCCCAACTGTTTTTACCAAACAGGTGGTGTCTATAGCACTACGATTGTGCTAGGTCCCATATATTGAGATCTATCTGCTGTCAAAGGCAGATTAGATCCCTCTGGGTTAGCACCCTGGAGGAGAACTCAAGATCTGGTATATGGATCACCTTTAATACTTAAAAATGCTACAAATTTCTTTATAACACAATTAAATATTAAAAGACACTTTGAGAAGAAAGCTTGGATAAGACTTATTGAGTTTTATCCCTTTCTTTCCTTAGTGTTGTGATCTTATTCAGTTCAAGAATTTGATAAGCCATTTAAGATCTTGTTTGCACGCATATCTTCCTTGGTAAAGAAGAGTGGTTTCACTTTTACTTTTAAGTACCTTAAAGAAGTACTTAGAATATTAGTGCGACGCTTAGCAAATGTTGAAGTTGAGAAATCTACTTCAGTTTTTGTTAAGACTGACAAAATCGGTTTCCCTGTAATCATTCCTAAACTTTTGAGAGATAGTATCTTTAATAAAGAATTACCTACTCATAAGCGTAAGAAGATTATAGGTGCTTTAATTACCTGTATTAGTATACATAGGGTTTTTCCAACTAAGGTTGAACCTGAACTTACTACAATTTTAAGTCCTTTTAGTGGGTTATCCCAAAGTTTGGATAACTCTTTATTGATTAAATCACTAAAAGAATTAAAGTTGTATAAGGTGTACACTAATAATCTTAGATGCTCGCTTTACTGAAGTGAAGCCGCTGGGCCTAATAACATTATTGCGGGGTTCGGATCTATAAATGATGCTTTAGCATTACTTTCTAGACTCGATATCCTGTATGATGTTATTATGACATTAATCCTTAGAAAGAATATAGGTTTAATACTATATCTTCTTATGATTTTATGCCTTTTTGGACCAGTCTATATTTTGTTTGTTCTTTTAGGTATTACTCCTAGTTATAAATTAGGTAGATTATCGGTGGTTAAGGATCAAGCTGGAAAAGCAAGAGTTATAGCAATAACTTCTTACTGAATTCAGTTGTGCCTTAAACCTCTTCACAAATTTCTCTTTAATAAACTAAGAGAATTGAGTGATGTTGACGGAACTTTTAATCAAGATCATCCATTTGATAGGTTACTTAGAAGAAATTCTAAGATTAAACCTACATTGTATGGTTTCGATTTAAGTGCTGCAACAGATAGATTACCTATTATTCTCCAGGAGGACATATTGAAACTTATTGGTTTCAATCTACCATGAAGAACCTTACTAAATTTAGATTGATATCTAAATTTTGAATCTGTAGCTAAAGTGGAACCTTGGTTCTACTATGAGCATGAGATTCCAAAACTAGATAATGACTCCACTAGAGATTTAGCTTTGCCCTTTGATAGGGGTGATGTTAAAGTCGATAGTGTAAGATATATCGTCGGGCAACCGATGGGTGCCCTTTCCAGTTGAGCTATGCTTGCTATAACACATCATGTGATTGTTAAAGCAGCCTCAATTTTGGCTGGAAAGGAAGATTTTAAGGATTATTGTATTCTTGGTGACGATGTCGTTATTGCTAATGATATCGTTGCTGAAAAATACCTTGTTCTTATGTCTTCTCTAGGTCTTTCAATTAATCGTCAAAAATCACTAGAATCGAAAGATTTTACTGAATTTGCGAAGAAATTGAAAGGTTTTAGTGGTTTAGACTACTCTCCTATAGGTGCAGGTTTAATTCTGCAATCTATAAGAAGTAAATCTTACTC